ATTTTACTATAATGACTTTATCATAATCAAAATTTAATTGCATTTATCCAAGCCTCATAAAATTCAGATATCACTTTTAAATTGAATCCTGATAATCCAAGCAAATCATAAAGTTTTTCAATTTCATCAATAGTTTTATCTCTAGAAAAATACCAATCACAATCCCATTCATATGATAAATTATTTATTTGGGATTGATCCAATTGCAACTTGGTTATTGAACACCAAAAATATTTTTCAGTAATATTAAGTTTTAAAATATCAGGATTAATAAAATATGATTTACTGTCAATTCTTGTCTTTGCTGGGTCTGTGGATGTACGGATTCTTTTAGGGGCGTGACCAACATCACCCAATGCTCTTGTTGATGCAAATTTTTGTTCGTTTTTAAATATTATTACTTTACTATTTTTCCAATATCTTAACATTGAAATTAAAAGCTTATCCTCATGAACTGTTTGGAAAATAAATTTATTATTATCAATACATTTATGTACTATTGGTGCAAACTTACGAGATATATATTCTTTTCCGTATAGTGAATAATCTGTATCCTTAATATTCCAAAAACCCCTCCTAAATCCCCAGTCACCCCATATTTGTCTTTCGGACTGCTGTTTTGTAGCTAGTAATAAATATTTTAACTTTTTTTCAACTGACAATTTACCATCTAATTGCATTTGGGCTAAATCTTTTTGTTTAAAAACTGCATCATCACTTAACCCTAAACAAGATTGTAAAAAAACTCCCCCCCCACCAAATAGATACTTTAATATAATAAGTTTATCATAATCAAAGTTTATCATTTTATAAAGAACAAGTAAATTAGTCCTGGTATAATAATAAAAAATTGTGGAAGAAAATTCATAATAATTGATTTTTCTTTCCACTTAAATCCAACATAGGTCCAACCAGATGCACCTATGAGTTGTAGGAGGCTATTCCAAGGGGTTAGTCCCAGTACATGAAACACCATTGCGATGAGTATTGTACCAGCACTAACCCACTTGATTATACGAGTATTATCTTTGCGATTTCTCAATTCAAATGAACTCATAATATAAGGTTAATTATCAGGCAGCAACAGCAGTATTCTTGTTGCTGATCTCAAGAAGATCTGAACGCATTTGAGAAACCATTGCAAGAATACGATCTTGAAGTTCAGCACAACCTTCTACAAGTCTCTCAAGTTTCCAACCACCGATATTGGCGTGGAATCCTTCATCTTTAGCAATAGCAGCATAACGTGAAGAAATAAACTGATCTTCTACACATTCGGACATTTCATTCCATACTGCCTCTGCACGACCCTCAGCGACGAGTTGGTATGCAGCAAGAGCAGCAGGATCAGAAGATGCTCCATACTTATCTAAAAGACATGCACCCTTTGCCTGAGGTGAAGCAGCTTCGGCAGCAAATGCCTCTGCGACATCTACAGTTTTACCTGAGATGTGCTCAATAACTTCCTTTACCATACGGAAGTGCTTTGCTTCGTCTTGTGCTTGTTTGGTAAGCAATTCAAGTTCAGCAACATCCATGGATGCAGGAGCAGAAGCAACTTCAGCAGCAATTGCCTTCATATTAATTGCTTCATTAACCATACGACCCGTGAAATGTTCAATCATATGCTCTTTGCTTGGATTTGACGCAAAGAAACGACGAACATTTAAACGAGATTGCTCAAACAATTCTAAATTTTCGTTTTTAATTTTTTTAACAAATTCTTTTCCCGAAATCATTTTTTAAACTCCTTAGTATTTAATGTTATTTATGATGTTAACGAATTATGGTAATTAAAATATCACCAAATACTTCATTTACGTTAATGGTTTGGTTAAAATTATCCCAAATCCAATCAGAAGTGAAGTATTCCCACTTACATTTATTTATCATACCAAACTTTAATATCTCAGAGTTTTGTCTCATAATCTCAGACATCATTATAGCACTATTTTGATAAGATTCATAATTTGGATATTTAATTTGAAATCCACCAGCTTCGTGCCACCACGCATAACTACTCATATCTGGACGATATATCATTATAATCCAATCATTATGAAATTTATTTTTTATTTGATCTAAATAATAAGACCACTCATGACTTTTAACAAGTTTGCATCCTTGAGGTTTAACCCATGCCTGATCAATGTAATCAGAATTAAGAACTGGTTCAAACTCCATCCCTGGACCAAAATATGCTCCTTTGTGCCCAGTATAACTATGATGGTCGTATTCACGTTCAGGAGTGCGATCAGAGATATTCATACCAGACATTGTTTCTAATGTCTGAGCAATACCACTCCATCTTGAACCAGGAACACCAGTAAAAAATATTCTCTCCGGTAATTTCATGAATGAAAAGGTGATTAGGTTAAGTTATATGCCTGGTGCGGGTGGAAATTTTTTATCTAGATGTTTAAATTTTCATCCTGATATAAATTGCTTTAAAGAATGCGTAAATGCTGGTTATGAAAAAAAATACAATATACTAAATTATAAAAAAATGCAGACAAGAAGTTCAACAACTGTCAATTGGATTGATTTTGAGGACTCTATTGAATATTTTACTGATTATAATAATAATTTATTATATAATATTGAAGAGATTAAAAATATTAAAAATATAATCCTATTTAGCCATAGTGAAACAACATTTGAACAATTTAATCTTGATTGTAATTGTGATATTAGAATTACAAATTTTAGTAAAGAGGAGTTTAATTGGGCAATATATCAATCGTTATATAAAAATAGTCCCCCCGATACAAAGCACCGTTTGGCAGTTGGAAAACTTTATAAACAAAAGATATCTGTACCTTGTAAAAATTTATGGAATTTTTATCTTTTATGTGATAATCTTACCGAGATAGAAGATTATCTTAATGTTGAAAAAAACATTAAGGAATGCCGACTATGGCAAGAAAAATTATGGAATGAGTGGAAAACAACTTGGGCACCTGAAAAATTTAAAAAGAAGATAATTAATTTAAAAAAATCAAGAGGGGAGTTAAAAATATGAATCAAAAACAACTAAATGATTACTTTGCAACCAAATGGGTAAGCGATTTAGACAAATATGAATACTCCGGTTGGAATCTTATTAATAAAGTAAATGACAGTGAATGGATTTTAGATGTCGGTTGCGGACCAAATCCATTCAAAGGTAAAATAAAAAATTTAATTGGTATTGATCCCGCCTATGATGAATCTGATTATAAAGTAAGTTTAGAAGAATTTAAAACAAATCAAAAATTTGATGTTGCTTTTTGTTTAGGTAGTGTAAACTTTGGATCAGAAGATAAAATTATATCACAAATTAGTTCATTAGTCAATTTACTAAATCCCACATCAAGAATTTATTGGAGATGTAATCCTGGGGTAAAAGATCATCCAAATGAAGAATGCGAGGATATAGATTTTTTTCTGTGGTCTTTTGAATTTCACAAAAAATTTTCAGACTATTTTGAATTTGAATGTGTAGACTTAAAATGGGACAATTGCAATAGAATTTATGCAGAGTGGGTTCGTATTATTTAGATTTAATTTTTTGAACATCTTGATAGTCTTTTCCGAGAATCTTTTTTGAATATGTGTTATCTCATAGATCAAAATGTTTAGATCTATACCAGTCGTACCATTCTTTTACACGACTTTTAGCTTTCATATGTTCTGGATCTTTTGCCCAGATATCAACATCTTCTTTAGTTTTCCATTTACTAATAGTTATCTCAATTCCATCTACAACTTCACTATCTATTCCAATAAATCCATCCATCTTTTTTGCACTTGCATAAAGACTGCTATTATACTCCTCATACTCGGAAGTTAAATTTTTAATCTTAGCAATGAATAATACTTCAATCATTTTAATTAATATTATTTACCTCTAATTTTTTGAACATCTTCATAGTCTTTTCCAAGAATCTTTTTTAAATATATTTTATCCCATAGATCAAAATAAGTGGTTGTTGCTATGAGATGACGCATTTTGGTTAAGAATTTTGCATTTTGATACAAAATTAAGTTATACTTCCCATTATTTGTCTGAACTTTATTAATAAACGTAGGTCTATCCTTTAAATCCTCTAAAAAAATGTACTCTGGGTAATTTGCATTAAATTCCTCTACTTTTTTAAGAATATACTCCTCAGTAAGATCATCCTCTACAATAAAAATAACAACACCAAATTTTTCATTCAAAGGTTGAATATTATCAATTGAAGATTGTAAAATTTTATAAGTGTCTGTTTTAGCAAAAGGACAAATGGAATGTCCCTTCAGATTTGGATGAGTTTCTTTAATTTTACTAATCCAATTTTCTATTTCTTCCATTATTTGTTTCTTTCCGGAAAATAATCTTGCATAGTGCCCTCTCTACTTAAATCACTGGTGATACAATGCAATCCACCGTCCCAGAAATATCTATGACGAAAATTACATATATGTGCAGTGATACCATGACGATCAAAGGCATCAAAAACATTTTTATTATAATTATTGACTATAACATTAGTTGGGTTGATTATCAACATGTTAACATCAAACACTGTTTCTTCAACATAAAGAACCCAATCCTTTAACCAACTCTCAACAAAATCAGTAAAATCATCATTGAGTTCTTCACCAGGAACCCACCACTTACCTTTATTTTTCTTTTTAAGGTCCATAAATGGTTTAATTTTAGCAAAGCTTTGCTCAGGCAAATATACAACTTCCCAATCAGGAAAAGTTTTGCTGTATGTTTGTATGTCATTAAGACTAATGATTAATCCAGGTTTTACCGGAGTAAAGACACCATCACTATGAGTTCCACAATTTACTATATGAATTCTATAATCAGGACCAAGGCTATTTTTTATAAACCTTAGATACTCGTTAAAGCAATCGGTTCCAATTTCATCTCTAACTACTGTCCCAATGTAGATATCCTTTCCAACTCTGGTTGTAGTAGCACCACTAACATATTTATCGTAGATTATTTCAGTATTATGATCTTTTAAAAATTTTTCTATACTACCAAAAGTATTAAATTTTTTATTATTTGGAAAAGTAGTTAATGGATTGTGATTAATTGATCTAAGAATTGACTTAACTTTTTCTAGATATCCTTTTTGTCTATTAATTTTGCGATTTACAAGGGCCCTTTGTAATTTTTCGTTGAATCTAATTTTCTGTTTAGATGTCAGTTTGTTATTACTTTGCAATATAGAAAATTCTTCTTGGAACCCGGATACATTATCAAATATATTATATCCAAATTCAGCACCAGGCATATAAAATTTTTCTCCTATCATTACAGTATGATCTCTAGGAACCATTGGTGGAGGAGAATAATGTTCGGCCCAGAAATGATCTTCTCTATTTTCTGAAATATCGTTACGAACAACCGTTACATTAAATGATTTTAAAATTTTTATAAGTTTTTGATAATCTTCTTCAGTTTCAATTGCAATTCTCTCCAGTACAGATCTAACTTTAGTATTTTCAATAAAGCTATAGAATTCTGGTGGGTAACTACGACCTACGGCACAAACTTGAAGAGGATCCCAATGCTGATGTACTGAAAACATTATGATACTTTTGATATATTTATCATAGATTTATCATAGATTTAACTTCATACCAACCAAGTAATAACAGAATACCTAGTCCCTCTAATAACAGGCATAATCTCATGAGGATACATGAAGTTTGATGGGAATACAATAGCAGATCCAGCGCTGGTTCTTATCATCATTTCACGATCAAAGAGAGCAAATTCTCCTCCCACATAATCTTCATTTAATTGAAGAGAACAAGATAAAGATCTCTGTTGTTCTTTAAATGAATCTGTGTGTTGTGTATAAAACTCACCTTCTCTATATCTAAGTAGATTATATCCAGTATCAATATCTATACGGAATGTAGGAACAAGAGCATTGTAATTAGCAATTACTTTTCTTACTGATTCAAAAACTATATTGTCCAAGTTTTTTCTAACATCAAAATTTTGTTCAAGCACTTGATTAAGAGAAAGTCCAATTTCCATACAATTACGTGTGTCTTTTGCTACTTGCCCATCACCAGTGCGAGTATTTTGCCATTCTAATGTATTTTTATATTCATCCAGTATTAAATTACAGTTTTCTTGAGATAAAACATTATCAAATACTTGTACAAAATCTTCTAATTTAGATGCTGGTTTAATTAGAATTGGAGAACGTTTGATAGTATCTTCTTTTACTTCTACTTCTAAAGTTTTATCAGTTGTCATTTGTTTATTGTGATTTCCATGTTCTCCTTTATGATCTTCAGTATCAAAATAAGTATATGCACAATCTCCCCTACTTCTTACATAATGAAGAAATACTTGAGTATACTCATTACCAACATATTCATCTCTCCAATGTTCTGCGATTGTTCCACGATACATCATGGCATCACCTGGTGCAAGAACTACAGATTGATCTTTGCCTTCTGGATTTTTAATAAAAATTGGCCAATCTTGATCACCACCTAGGTGTAAGGTCAAAGAAATCTCACAGGAATCTCTATCAGAATGTTTTTTTAATACCGATCTATTTTTATAAACCCTAGCATATGCGTATGTGGGTAAAACATTTTCTTCTAGTATTTCAGATACTTCTGGTGTTTTTTCACAGAGAAGTTCTAAGAATGAAATGTAATTATAATCAGAGGAAGAAGTTGGAATTTGAGAATCTCCTTCCAAATTATTTTTTTGAGAAAACTCTACAAACTCATCTTTGAGTTTATTTGCTCTGTAATTAGATATAAAATTTGGAATAATAATATAGTTATTATCTAGTAATTTTTGATTCATGTTCCTTAGGTAATGTTATAATAAGATCATTATAAGTTAAATAGCAGAAAAAAGATTCCAATGACCTTGTGTCTCTAAGTTCTTTCCACCACCGTGAATATAACTTTCTATGATTTAGAAGGGATTCTTTCGTAAAATATTTATCACTCACCAAATCAGGATTTCTTGGAAACATTGGTATAGAATACCCTCTCCCACTTTGATTTAAAAAATAGTGTGGGGTAACAAAGTTATCAGATCTTTTCCAAAATATATTAGAAATTTTGTGATTAAATTTATATTCACCATTAACATAATAAAGTTTGACTAATTTTTCAGCATATCTTCTTTTTATTAGAGTCATGCCAAATCCATAAAAATCTTTAACTGGATGTAAAAAACATGGTAATATTTCCAATTTATTTTCAAATCCCAGTTGAAGAGAATCCATATTATATGGAAGATTATTCATTAAATAATTCCAATCAAAATGAAAATAATCAATATACCCATAATCAATATCATCTGTAGATATTATAATATACTGTTCATTACTTTTTTCTAACCATGTTCTTAAAGTTTTAATAATTGAAATAGAAAAATTTAATTCATTATTTTCTGAAAAATTATCATTATATGTTACTTTATTAAAATTAAAAATTTTATTTTTTTCTAAGTTAGTTTCAGTATACTCTTGTGATTCATATCTGTCAAATCTTGTAATATAATAAATTGGAGCAATTTCTTTAAACTTTTCCATTCAACTTATCTCAATCTTCATTTGATAGTCATAAGGTTTACCATAAGTAAAAAAATCTTCTAAAGTAAACTTATCTCGCAATTGGGTCCACCATATAACATGAGCTCTTCTACATTTTTTGTGATGTTGTTTAGGTGGGAGGTCAAGATTAGGATTTGTAGTAAATAATGGCAATTGATATACTTTACCACCAAACGCTAAAAAGTCATCAACATCAACATATCTATATCTACTACCATATAAATTGTAAAACGGAAAATCCATTCTATTCATTTTTTTCCTAAAATTATATTTTCCATGAAAATAATATAAGGAAATTAATTTTTTTGCATACTCCCTATTAATAAGCAAAGGGCCATTCCAAGTTATTTCTGTTTTAGGATGTAAAAAACAATATATTGTCCTGCCGGAATTATACATTAGTTGTACCGCATCCCAATCATAAGGTAAATTATTCATAAAATATTGCCAATCAAAATGCCAAAAGTTTACCAACCTCAAATCATTATCATCTTCCATAATAATCATATATTCTTCAGAGGTTTCTTCAACCCATTTCCTTATTACTTCCATATGCGTTAAAGAGATACAAGCAGATCTTCTATAGTCCCCATCTCTTTTTACTCCGTCTGGTATACGGCTAGCAAAATATATCTTGTCTTCCCATGTCGAAATATCATTCTTTAAAAATTCTGATGCATTTACTCTTGTATAATTTTCAATACCTAACTTTTTAAACTGATTTTCCATAAACTCTTTTCGATCTATACGATCTTCTAAGTTTATATAATAAATGTGGGGAATGCCAACTAACTTTGGGTGCAATTTCATGTTAGTCCATTATAATCCATTATGAGCATGACCAAAGGATGCTCTAGTATCATCATTACTATAAGAAATTGGAAGTAGAAGTTCTTTTAATCTTAACTTGTCTAATAAAAAAAGATCATCTAAAGAATATTTTTGTGAGGCATCTCTCCACCATTTTAATATTAAAGCGTCTGATTTTCTAGCCATCATGTTAATTTTTCCATCATAACAATCACTACCAAAAGTAGAATTAGTAATAAAAACAGGAAATGAGTATGTAACTCCTATTTCATAAGGAACAAAATCTGGAGATTGACAATGGTAGATAGGCCAATTTTTTCCATACCCATAATTATTATAGAATTTAAACTTACCGTTTACATAATGCATATCAATAAGTTTTTTAGCATATCTTCTATTGATTAGATAACAAGTTGCCCCATGATTATTTTTAGTTCGTCTTGTTAGACCCATGGGAATATACCTTTGTCCAATTATATGTAACTGAATACAATCCCAATTACAAGGCAATCTACTTACGAGATAATCCCAATCAAAAGACCAGTATTTAACAGTAGAAAAATTTAAATCGTCTTCTAAAATCAAGCAAGTTTCAGATATATTTTCGTTATACCAATCTATAATACTTTGCAATTGATTAACTAAAATTGAAATATAACTTATTTTATTCTCTCTTTCTTCAAATATTAATTGTTTCTCCCAATCATTATAATTGTGAGGACCATATCTATTTGCAGATATCCTTATATAATTAGATATACCATAGTTTTTAAATTCATTTTCTAAATAATTTCTTCTATCTACTCGTTCATCTAAGTTTATATAACGAATATGGGGAATATTTTTCAATTTATCCATTATTAAACTGTTGCAATACCTACTTCTTTTACAACTTTTTTCTTTTTCTTAGATATTACAATATCACTCTCATCAGAGGACTCAACCTCTTCCAACTCAAGTTCTGCAAGAAGTTTATCTATATCAATCTTACTCGTAGTAGAGTAATCATTAGATTCAATTTCTGCAAGAACTTTATCTATACCAGAATCGGTTATCCCATATAACATAGAATCAGAATCCTTCTTTTGTTGTTCAAGATCTACAATAAGTTTATCTATATCGATGACTTCAGAATTCTTCCTTTGTTGTTCAAGATCTACAATAAGTTTATCTATATCGATGACTTCAGAATTCTTCCTTTGTTGTTCAAGATTTACAATAAGTTTATCTATATCGATGACTTCAGAATTCTTCTTTTGTTGTTCAAGATCTGCAAGAAGGTTATCTATATCAATGTCGGTTATATTCGATGCCAATTGTTCATTTATTCTTTGTTGTTCATTAATTTGTTCTGCAGCAGACTTTAATCCTTCAAATATCTTTTTTTGTTCAAGATTTGCAAGAAGGCTATCTATATCAATGTCGGTTATTCCATATGACATTTCTTGTTGTTGTGCTTCAAATAAAGCATCGTAGGATTCTTCTTCTGCTGCTGCTGCTTCTGCTGCTTCTTTTTCTATTGCTGCCTTTTTTTCTGCATGTTTAGCAATTGCTTGCTCAAAAATTCCTAGTTCTGTTATTTTTATATTAGTATCATTAGACCTAAGTTCAATTTCTCCATGATCATCATACCATTGCAGTGCATGAACTTTTTGCGGTACACCCGTTATGTCACCAACGAATTCTGGAAGCCAAGATACATCACATTCAGTAATGCTCTCTCCGTCTATTGAAATCCTAGTATCTATTGGGACAATTACGAGTCTCATGTTACCTCTTTTTTGTTATGGTTAATTTTAACATAATAAAACATATTTGTTAAGTCTAGTTTTTAGAACAAATGATTACATCTACATATTGAACTGCAAAGTCCAGTGCAGTTCCTGAAAATGCCGCAGTACTAGCAGTAAATGGGTGAGTGTGAGCACCGTCACCGCCAGTGGAACCAGTGGTCGCTGAACTGTTCACGGAAACATTGCCAGTGCTGGGGAAGGGGCTGGCAGCATTAAAATTGGACCCTCCACCATTGGTGTGAGTGTGAGATGGAATCTGTGGTGTGGTTAATGTAGTATTACCAACACTACCTGCAGTTACAGCTATAGTACCTGCAGGGGTTCTACTTGCAAATACAGAAGTAAATGCGGTAGAACCACCTGGTGTTGCGGTTCCAGTTACAACACGAAGTGCTTTGTTATCGTGTGTTGTTTGCTTAGTCCACCCTGAAGGTGCGGATGTTTGTTGAAATAACATCAAACTTCCAGTAGCAATAAAGTCTGGAATACTATTACATCCGGTTAAATTAGTAGCGCCTAATACAGCCATATTTATATAGTCTCTTTTTCAGTTATTTATAAAAGTATTTATACTTGTTTTTTTTTTAAATCGTTAATCTCTTCTTTAAGTTCTTTAATTGCTTCTATGAGTAATGCAACTATATTTGCATAAGCAACTGATTTAATTTCATCTCCATAAACAACCTCAGGAATAATCTTTTCAACCTCCTGAGCAATCAAACCAATCTGATGTTCTCCATTTTCTATACGATCATACTCAACACCACGAAGAGATAGTATTTTTTCTAGTGCATTTTCAATTGTAAATACATTTTTTTTAAGACTAATATCTGATGTTGAGGTATATTGAGTTGCAGTGATTGATCCTGCGGTAAAATCACCACTAATATCTCTTGCAACTAATGTATTTCCAGTGTTGATCGATGTTCCAGCAACAGAAACATTTACTGCAGCAGAACCATTATAAGAGGTGGCAGCAGTTATGTATCCATTAAAAGATAATGCATTTAGATTAGAACCAAGTGAAATTCCAGAAATTGTAGCGTTCGCAAGATTTGCATTACTAATACCAGCAGATCCGGATAGATTTGAATTTGTCAGTCCTGTAATGGTATTAGAACCTGCTGCAATGGTCTTATTGGTAAGAGTATCTAATGTAGTTTTTCCAACTAAAGTATCAGTTGCAGCAGGAAGAGTGAGTGTTCCAGAAGCAGTTGCAGATGCCTGAAGTGTTGTAGTTCCTGATGTTCCATTAAAAGTTATGCCAGCAGAACCAATAATTGCTGTGTTAACAGTAGGAGAAGTAAGTGTTTTATTCGTAAGAGTTTGAGTATCCGTTATTCCTACAATATCACCAGTAGGAGGAAGTTTGCCTCTTAAGAATGAGGCATTTAGGTTTGTGACTTGAGTATCAGAAAGAACAACTAATGGTGCAGTTCCTGATGTGACTGTAGAAATAAACTGTCCTGCAGTAGAATTATTATTTGCATCAATACTTGTTACAAAAAGACTTCCATCTCGATAAATATCCCCTGTAAAATTAATATCACCATTAATATCTAATTTAAAACCTGGATTGGTTGTTCCTATACCAACATAAGGAGTTGCAGTCGTTGCAATACCAACATTTTTGGTAGTATCATCAATGTGAATAAAAAATCCAAATTGTGATAGCTCTCTGTTTCTTGTTATAGACATCGATTTTTCCTCATATTGTTATTTAGAATAAGGTGAAAGTAGTACTACCAATTCCCACAGCATTAAAAGTAAGTTGATTTCCTACTAATTGTATCGTAATTGGTGTTGTATTTGCTGTGCTTACAAAACCTCCAATTGCAGTAACGATACCTGATGCATTAATATTGGTTGAATTCAGTGAAGTAACTGTAGAAACACCAGTTACAAGAGTATTACCAACGATATGAAATTTTGATGTTGGATTTGTGGTTCCAATGCCAAGATTACCGGTTAGATGTTGATGATGAATACCTTGAATCGTCGATGCCTGTGAGAACCCAACATCAGATCTATAAATGTCTCCATCACCAGCATCAGAACCACTTCCGGCAAGAACAATACCATTACCACAATAAACTAATGATAGAATTCGTTCTAGTCCGGCATTCATTTCAATTTGAGTATAGGTCAGACCAAAGTCAGTTGATCTATAAATGTCTCCATCACCAGCATCAGAACCACTTCCGGCAAGAACAATACCATTACCACAATAAACTAATGATTCAATTCGTTCTAGTCCGGCACCCATTTCAAT